CAGTTCCTTCAGTTCTTTCAGGTCAATGGTTACCGGTGAGTTTAGTTTCGCCTGGTACTGCTTTGCCTTCGCTTTGTCCTTCACCTTATACACTCCCCAGGGTGCTACTTTCGCCTTTTGGGTAATCAGCGTAATGATGGCATATACCAAGTCATTGCCGATATAACTATCCCTAACTATTTCTGCCTGATTCTGCCCATCCCAAGTTATCAAACCCCTTTCGATTGATACTTGAACAGGTGATTTAACGGGTGCTGCCTTGCGTTTAAGGAAATCGAATAAACCCATAATGTTTTATTTGTTACTGGCAAAATTACGATTTAATTGCCTACCATACTGCCACCTGAAAAGCAGGCTTGTGTAGATGGGTGAAGATGGCGTACCTTATCGCATCTAACCCATCATCATTCTCCTTCACCGGCTCATCAATCACATTATCATTCTTGTCCTTTTTCCACTTGTAGGATTGCAGTTCCCGAATGATGTTTTTGCTACCGGATGTAACGTATAGCGGATAAGATTTGACCTTCAGTATTCCCGGCCATACTTCTTTGTTTGCTGCCTGTGCATTGATGCCACCCCGATACAGTTCTTCGATGCTTTTAGGTTCGGCCGCATCGCAGTACACGGGTTTGCGGTCGGATATATGGTCTTTCACTTCCCGGCTTATTTCGGATGGAGTTAATCCCGATTTGTAGATTAGTTCCTGCACATAGTTCGCCCCCTCATAGTGTACCACCTTAACGAGTGCGAGTGGGTGAACGTACCCAAAGTCAAGTCCATAGAACACATCGCCACCCTCCGGGAGTACATCTGTTATCTGCCATTTTGTGTAGATTATCTCCTTTGCGGCTCCCCTTTCGCCCAATCCGTAAACCTTCCACATGAAGTCATCGGGCAGGTTCTTATACCCCTCAATGATGTCTATCTGTGTTTGTGATAAGTTCCCTTTGTTGTGTATGTAGGTAGATTTTATCCGCTTGTTGTTGGGATTGTCGGCTACATCGTAAACCCAACTCACGAAGTCAGCAGGGTTCCAATCTAAAAAGATAGTACCCGTTGTACGCATCGCCAACTGGTCGAATAGTGCCTTGCGGATAAGGTTTGCTTCATTGACAAACAGAATATCTCTACCCGGCCCCCGTGCTTTTTGTTCATCTTCAAGTCCAAATAATTCGATATAGCTGCCATTGGGGAATTTGTAGATGAAATCGGTGAAACTGAAATCTTCATCTTTCCACATATTCCAATCCTCCATAATTGTTTTGAAATCCCTGTATGCTCCCCGTTTGATGTGAGGGAGGGAGTGCGATACGATACTAATCCGCTTGTTACGCTGGGTAGATGCTATCTGAATCAGCAACTGAACGATGGAGAATGATTTGCTTGAATTGTGAACAAGTGCCTTACCACCTGCATCTACATAGTAACAATGAGCATGATTGACTGTAATGTCATGCACTTTTGGTAAATCAATATACTCCCAACTTTCAATATTATTTATGTCTATTTCACATGGCTCCATGTATTCCTTCTTTTAGTTACTATGTCTTTAATGTGTGCTTCAGATACTCCAAACATTTCAGCAAGTTTTGCCCGGCCGTAATATCTGCCACCACTTGCAGCTACTTTCCGAATATACTCAACATCCGATTCAGTTAACTTGCTATGACCATTCAGTGATCCTCTTTTTGGTTTCTGCAATCCGGTATCAAATGAATGTTTGCAATTATAACTCCGGGTACAGTATTCGAGATTGGAAGGTCTATTATCCGTCTTTATTCCGTTGATGTGATTAATCTCTTGACCTTCCCCTTTTTCACCTAAATAGGCAAGTGCGATAATTTTGTGAACAGTACATGAATGAGATTTGCCATCATCTCTTAAAAATACTGTTTTCAAATACCCGTCTTTTGATTTGCAGGGTTTTAACTTCTTTGTTATTTTACTACCCTTCCAGCCGGTAGTCCATACATCGCCGTTCTCATCGGCAAAGTATCTGCTATAATTTGGTATCTTTTTCATTTAGCAAAGATAACAAATCTTTTATTTTAACCCACCTTCGACGGAAAAAGAATAAGTGGTCATCAGTACATTCTATTACCCTGCCGTCCTTAAATCTTATTCGTATGCTTGGCTTTGTATTATCCATTTCATGAGTTAAAAGTACTTGCTTATAACCCAATGGAGTATCCACCAAATCGCCTTCTTTAATGTCTTTTATTGGCTTTATGCCATCAATACAAAATACCCTTGTGTCAGGTGCGAAGCATCTACTTCCCCCCTCATTGCATATTATCGGGTACCCCTCATTGTATGCCTTCTCATTGGCATAAAATACGGATGTTGCCTTTATCTGTTTAACTTGTTGCGATACCACACTTCTTGAATTTCTCTAAACTTATAAACTCCTCTTTAGTTTTCTGCATAACGCAATAAACATTCCACCCATCGGTTGTATTACCCATTGCCGGATGTTCACCCAAGTCAATAAGAGAATACTCACCAAAGGCAGCGAGTAACTTATAAAAGTCCGTTGTATAGTAATTGAATCCATGCCCCGGCCAGTTGCCTGTCTTTGGGTTTTCGGAGACAATGAATCCCCCAACTTTAACGAGGTTGTGCTTGTTCTTCCAACAGTTGTAGATTGCTTTGATGTCATGCTTGCCGTTTGTTCCGACATGCTCGGAGGTTCCTGCATCCACCAAAAGGTCATACTGTACTCCGAAACTGTGAAGCATGGACAGGTCGTATGGCTGACTTCCGTTCTCTCCGGATATGTCAATGGCCGTGTATTGCTTGTTTGCATAGTAGGTATCTTTAACGTATGGTGCAGGTAGTGTAGCATGGCGGTAATCATTCTGTGCGCCTAAATCCACTACTGATTGCACTCTGTAAATAATGAGGTCGATTAGTTCGATTGTTTTTCCTGTGTAGCCCATATTATTTCTTTAGATGTACCACAATATCCCTGTGATCGGGTGTTAGGTTACGGCTAACAATTTTGAATTTATGCTTCATAATATCTACCGTTCTGTCATCCTGGTAAAAATGCCCGATTAACATTCTATCCCCTAACTTGTACTTACCCCAGTCATCGAAGTCGGGGAACTCCGCTTTTAGTTTGTCAAAGTTACTAATCATTATCACACAATTACCGCCCTTCTTCAGCACTCTGTAAATAGATTGCAGATACTCTTTGATGGCATCATTTGAGAAGTGGCAGAATACTCCGTAACTGAATACAAAGTCAATTGAGTTGTCATCTACATTTGTGCATTTGTAGTCTTGGTTATCTAATTCCTTATACTTCACATTGTGGTATCTCACTCCATCGTGTTCGGGTATCACATCTATTCCGATAACTTCATCGAATTGCTCTGATAGTACTTTTGTGAATACACCGCCACCGCATCCTATTTCTAAACAGGTTTTATTACTAAATGGTACGATAGTTCGCTCAATCACCTGTTGTATGCCTAACCCATAGGTGAACTCCTCATAGTACCCATTGCTGCCCCAAAAGTTAATGAATTGCTCTTTGGTGAAGTCCATAACTAATCTTTTACCCCCCAATTAATGAAAAATGGATCCACTGGCATAAACTCACGATATGCTAACCCACCATAAGGTTGAACCTTTACCCCATTGAGATTCATGATAGCTGATAGCAGCGATTGATCGTGCCGGCTGCTAATATAATGCGGATTCTTCGATTCGTTATGGTGGAAACAGTTATTAAAGGCACCATCAATCCACTTATCGAATATCGGTTTAGTCGCAGGATGGTCGAAGTCGAACACAATACAACAAGCCATAATCTGATACATCTGCAATACCTGTGTGTAATCTCTTAACCCTAACCATGCGATTTGGTGGTCGGGGATATACTTGTGCAGCGGATGCCCTTCATTATTCCACGCTACTATACCATGCTCGGCTGCAAGTTTCCAGAGGGGGTCGGGGTTCTTCATTACTCGAATGGTTGAATCGCACCAAATAATCTTTCTGTACCCCAACTCATACGCTTCAGCTACCATTACAGGCTTAAACTGATACGGCATATTTTGATGGCTCCATGATTCGTAGTTGCTTGACTTTGGCCATTTGCCTTGCAGTATTTTCCTACCCTGATATTCATCTACATAGCCATCCACACTACGAAGGTGAGTGTCATAGTCGGGAGCATTGCGATTGATTGAACGGATTAGTCCTAACATCGCTTCATTATAGTTTTCCCTGCCTGTGGAGGAAAGGGATGTGATTACTTTATTTTTCATCTTTGAATAATTTATAAGCCCAAACGAACATTAGCAGTCCAAAGCCAAACATGGCAAAGGATACTGATATTGATACTATCTCGCCCATATAACATTCTCTAAATTGTTTAATAATTTCTTATGCAGTCCGAACCCATTGCAGTACTCTTTAATGAGTTGGAATAAATCAGCATTGCCATTGTGTTCAATGCACACCATTTGTGTATGCGATAAGTTAATCTGTTCGAGTATCTCAAAGTCCATACCCTCAGCATCAATGCTAATGAAATCGAATACCTTGTATGGTGAGTTCTTGACTAACGTTTTATAAGTCCACACCTCTGTCATGCGTTCCTTAAACTCCGTACCATTCCACCTCTTCATCTCTGATTTCTTAATGGTGGATAATAGCGATACATCGCCCCTGTTCAGATGTGTTCCCATTTCATGGAATGTACAAGTGCCATCAGCCGTACCGATTGCCACATTAAACGCTTTAACCTTGTCATTGGGTGGGATCCTGTTGAAGGCATCTTCACTCGGCTCTACAAGTACTCCACCCCATCCGTTGAGTTGCAGGGAATAGGTATTGGACAAAGTTTGTCCATCATTGGCACCAATGTCAAGGAATACTCCCGATGTGCGGAAGTACTGTTCGATTACATCTTGTTCGTTGTTTTGGGAGTATCTCATTTGCCGTAGGTTTGGGTGTAGTATTCCTCTGCATCTTGCTCATATTCTGGTTCAATTTGACCTTTAGGGAAAGATTGCCCGATATATTTTCCTCTATCCCAAGCACGTTTCTTTTGACGCTTATCCATTTCTTTGGCTTGTTGAACTGCTTTATAAACTCTTTCCAATTCACTTGTGTTTAAATCAATGACTTGATCTATTTCTTGAAACAACCACTCCACCGCCGTCTGTTGTGCCATGTTATTCTGGTTTATAGGTTTCTTTATAATAGTGTTCTACTATTTCTCTAACTGTTACTTCCTTTCCCATAGAATCTACCCATGCAAACATACCATCAATAGTTTCAGTAGAGTAGTGTTTTATAACCCAATGTAGAAACAACCCATGCTGCCGAAATTCCTTTTCTTTGGCTTGTTGAATAATATCTATTGGTATTAAACCAATAAAATCTTCTACTTGGTCTA